AGAGCAATTCATTCGTAATGAATAGGTCCCGGGTTCGAGTCCCGGTTTCGGCTCAAGGGGGTCAAAATGCCCCTTTTTTTTATTTTACGCCAATAGACTATAAATCAACATCTTACAAACCTAATCGACTGATTTCCAACATGTTTAAGTAACCTTTTTAATGGCTACCACCGTTACTCTGCGTTACTTATCGTTACATTGTTGAACCAAGTGTGATACCAATTTGTTTCTGGTATCACAGCTGGTATCACACTTGGTATCACATTTACCGTAATTAACAAATTATAAATTAAAAAAGAAACAGTATGGAAACATGGAAAATCAAGCCGGTATTCGACAGAAAAAAGAAAGCAACACCGGAGAAATCAGCTAAGGTTGAAATTGAAATTCAATTCTCGCGTACAGAAAGAAAATGGATCTCAACAGACATTGAACTGTATTCAAACCAATGGGATGGAGAATTTGTGGTACGTCACGCTAAATTCAAACAATTAAATAAAGCAATAACCCAATATGTAAAAAAGTTTGATGATATTATCAAAAATATCAGAAAAGAAGGAAAAGACATCAATCTAAAAAACTTTAATATTTTTTATAACGAAAAACACGTAAAGTCTAAATCGTCATTTTTAGATTTCGCTTATGACGAGTTACAAAGAAGGGATCTTAAATGGTCAACCAAACGAGCGCACCTTATAGCACTGGAAGCTCTAAAACGCTCCGGAGTAATTAAAACATTTGACGATATCACTCCTGAAAATATAGCTTTATTTGACAGGTTTATAAGAAGAGAAGATCCAACAAGAGGACAGACAACAATACATGGATACCATAAGAGAATAAAACCTTATATTAATGAAGCGCTTCGGCTTGGACTTATCGAGGACACACCTTACAGGGTATTCAAAGATAAACATGGTAGATATAAAACAAGACAGCCTCTCACAATGGACGAACTGCAATCTATCCGCAATATAGAGTTGAATGATCGACAATTACAAAAAGTACGTGACCAGTTTATATTTCAATGCTATACCGGCTTATCATGGGTTGACTTATACATGTTTGATTATGACAGATGTACTGTAGAACATAACGGAGTTGCATATATAGACGGAGAACGTATCAAGACCGGAACCAAATTTTACACGCCTATACTTACTCCAGCAATGGAAATACTAAAAAAATACGATTATAAATTTACAGTCCCTACTGTACAGTCATTTAACAGAAGCCTTAAAATCATAGCTGAACTTATCGGCTTAAAAAAGCCATTAACCAGCCACATAGCCCGGCATACATTCGCTACCACTGTTGTTTTAGCAAATGACGTACCTATCGAAACGTTGTCTAAAATGCTAGGGCACACAAAGGTTTCAGTCACACAAGTTTATGCAAAAATTCTAAATAGTTCAGTAGAAAAACATGCGGAAAAATTAAACAGTATTATATAAATCCATCCGTTGTGCTTATGAGTTATCGCTTTTAGTTCATAGGCACAACGATATCCCCCTTGCCAACACGGCAAGAGGTATCAGCCTGTATATCCACCTCTCTATACGTTCCATCGCATCACAGCAAGTAAACGACAGAAATACCAGTGAGGCACATCATCAGCATGTTCAAGCAATATGTTCAACTTATCTTCTTTCATTTTTAAACATAAAAAAAGCGGTAAAACCGTTGGGAATTACCGCTTAAAATTTATATAGTGTTTTCTATTTATGTTCTTCATTCACTTCATTCGATTTGTCATTTGCCAAAAAATGTCCCCGTAAAACAATTAATCCGAGTCCGATTATATTCACGGTTGTAGTAGAAAGAATAGTTATCATTATAGGATTTGGGATGCTTATACAAAAATAAGATTTAATCGCTGGTATTGATACATAACTTGCTAACACAATACATAGAACTATAAAAAGATATAAGGCAATCACTCTCAAAGACCACTTTTCAAGTCTTCTTCTTGCTTTTGTATTTTCAACTATACGATGTAGATGAATCAGCTCTTTGCTTTTTTTTATATTTCCATCGGTTGTTTCTGATTCCAATAAGGATTTAACTGTGTCAAGAATATTTAAATCTTTCTTTTTCTCTTTAAACGGCTCTGAAAAGAAGAATTTAATCCAATATGGAATATAATATCCTAAATGGATTAAATAGTGATACCATTTAATAGGTTTACCTTTCCCGAATATAGAATCAAAAATACTGGGTCCATCATTTGATCCATTCATTGTTTTATTCTATTTTTAGGTTCTATAAAATAGTTTTTAATCAATTCTTTGGGAATGGGTGTGTTCCATTTGTTTTGTCCACAAATATCCCCCTTGTCGTTTTTTATGTATAGCGTGTCATACCAAGGAGAGCCTTCTTGATGCGACCATTGGGTTAATGACAATGCACTCATATTATACATTGCATTAACCGCAGTTTTTACGAGTTCCAATGCCTTGGAATGTTTATTAAATTCGTATAATACGTCTTTGGGAAAAGAAGTAATAATCTCATCAGGATTTATTTTCTTATTTACAATAGGAAAGACCGGACCATAAGGCCATACTTTCGGAGAATCGTCTTTAAACAACAGGTTATTGGTCTCGGCATAGTACACACCATATACATAGAACAAAATCTTATTTATCTGAGTCTTGTTCAACCGAACCATATGCAACTTTTGGGCTGCATACTGAATCAATCGTGCGTAATCTGTACTTTTCAATTCCATATCATAAATATATAAAAATCCCATGAATATAACATATAAAATAAACTATATGTTTACCCATGAGAAAACAATCTTTGTAACACATTTAATTGTGTGTGCTATATTAATGTTGCAAATATATATAAAACCATTTATATAACAATAAACAATGGCAACCATTAACATTTGCAATGCAACTAATTGTTAATTTACAAATATACTATTTTAGCGGTAATTCCAACAAGTCAAAGAACGCTTCTGTTAGATTATTATTTTTCCAGTCCTTTTCTGCAATGTTCACATAAGAACTTTTTGGCTACAGGGAACATCTTTTGACCGACATATCCACTGAGATATTGCGCTTCCTCTCCATAAGGATCAATCCCGAAAGCCTTGGAGATATGCCGGCACAAATGACCTTTTTCGTGATCCCACGAATTTTGAAATTCTTCGGGAGTAGAGGTTAGTGAGATAACCATTACTGTTTCTCTTCTCCTGTAGTCCGAATAGGTTAGACCGGTATTCATTCTGCCTTCGGTCAGATTGCGATACGCACGCTTGAGGGAATCCCCCCTGCATCCTATACGGTATAGGTCCATAATGATCCGATCCGCCCAATAGGTGTGTACCGCATAATACACTTTGACGTGCCAGTCTCCATATTTCGGTATGTAGAACTCCTGAATAATCATATCACATCCGACCAGATTACAGGAATCCCTTTACCTATACAGGTGGCAAAGAACTCGTCAAACGCCCTGCAAGGATCGCCATCAATATCATCAAGGTAGCATTTTATATGCTTGCATAAGTGAGCCTCGTCAACCAATGATTTTTTATAGAAATCCGCTTTCAGCATGTTTGCGACATAAGCAACGTCATAACCCTTGTCGTGCTCAATGGTAATTCCGTTCGCTTTCAGCATATCGTCCACTTCATCTTTGCTCCACGGCTCCAGCTTTTTCTCTTTGCCCGTGGCTTCGTCTTTCACCTTCATTTTTGAAACGGCCCATTCATAAAGTTTCTTGCTGAAATGAAAGCCGTATGCTTCCAGATATTCCCTCATGCCCGATGGAAATCTGCTGTATGTATCCAATCTCTGTTCCATAACCTTTATTTAAAAAGAGGGGCATTCCACCCCTCCACCATTAATAAAACTCACCGTTAGCGCGTCTGCGTCTGCGTTCGCCCATGTCATCCATACGCGGATATTCAGGAAAGTATCCGGGGTATCTGCGTTCATCCATGCCGGATGAGCTTCCACCACCTGAATAACTTCTTCCGCCATCACGGAAACCCATTTCTCCGCGCATTTCTCTCATGGCTTTTTCGTAACCTTTGCGGCAGCCTTCCTTATAGGCTTCCTCCACCTCGTCACCTCTCATACCGAAGCCGCGTCCGTAATCGTCACGCCCTTCTTCTAATATTTCCCACATTCCCATAATCATTTCTTTGTTTTGGATGTTTCAACCACTCCGAGCTGTTCCATGAGCCGTTTGTTCAAATCCATAAGGTCAGACATATTCTTGCTCATTTCCGCCATTTGCCCTTTCAGAGAGGATATTTCCTGCTCCTGACGTTGTTTCTCGGCAAATTCAGGGTTCAAGAGCGTAAGCATCTTGTCACACCCTGCAATGACGGAATTGTGGAAGTCCATGCTGTTGATGATGTCTATGCTTTTCTGTTTCATAGAAGCGACCTCGTTATTCATCGCATCACGCGAGCATGATACTACGATATTGCCGTTCTGTCCGAAGTCGGCTATATCCATGCCGGCAGGAAGATTTTGGAATGTCGTGTTCTGCCCGTTGATGCAGACAACAACATCCACAACCATTTCCATTTGGGGCAACTGTCCCATAGGGGATGCCATAGGATATTTCGGCTTGGGAGCGGAAACGCTGACCACCGGACCGTATTCGATAAACGGGTTAGCATCCTTATGAAGTATATACAATTGGTTATTGGTACGAAGTGATTGAAACATGATTGTTTAATTTTAAGGAGTGTGGTTATTCCCATTTTGGGAACCACCACAAAACTCCATGTTAATTATTACTTGCTCCGTAAAGAAGCGGTTTCTACTGTAGGAGCCGGAGCCGTTGTCGGTCTGTACCCTCCATTAACAAGATACAATTCGTTGGTGTACTTGTTATAATGAATCTCATAGATGCCGGTTCCAGCCAAGTTTGCAACAGTCACAGGCTCATTGTTATAAGCCATCAACGGTCTTGTGTCCCCATTAGTTCCTATCAATATCGGAAGTGTAGCAGTCGTACCGGCAGGTATAGCTTGTCGGAGACTGATATAGAATCCCCCAACATAATCCCTGTTACGGAACGCATGGTTAGGGAGTTCAAGAGTAACATTCTCCGTACCGACTGTCACAGCCACCGTAGGAAGAGTATTGAAGTTTGCTCTTCCGATTGATGGGAATGGGAACGGGAATCCTGTAAAAAAGTTAGGCCACATATCTACCTCCTTTCTTGCCGGATTAACCCCAGTAGTTATTGCAACCACATCCACTACGTCCGTATACAGCGTCACCCATATATGCACCGTAGGCGGCTGCACGGAAACAATCTGTATTAATAGCGGTTAAATTGGGGTATTGAACACTCACTGTATTGGGGAGCTTGCATTTGATTCCATCAACATCGCTTTGTAATGCCTGCAATCCGGCTGCCAAAGGAGCAATCTGTTGTCCTACTGCACTCAGGATAGTGGCGTTCTGATTACGCTGGGATATTTCGGCTGTTAAAGTAGCCTTTTCCGCAGTAAGAGATGCGATCTTGTCCTGCAATGCCTGATTTTGGATTGCATCAAGTTTAGCAAGGATAGCATTCGTGTTGGCAGTAGCACCGTCACGCAATGACAATGTGTTTTGGTTAGCAGTGTTGATTAATGCGTTAGTTTGGTTGCACATTGCAAGCTGACTCTCGTATCCTTGTGTGGTTACAAGCTGTTTCATATCGCAGCAACAGCTACAGATCTGAGATGTCAGAGCGTTGTTACCTTGCATAATCGCAGTCAGGATACTGTTGGTGTTCTGACCCATTTGGTTACCGAGACCGCAGATTGCCTGTGATACAGAGTTAATACCAGCAAGGATTTGGTCTGAAGAGGTGTTAACAGCTTGGGCTAATGATGCAATGTCCACACCGTTCCGGTTAAGTGTCTGCATGATCATTTCTCTTCCTTCATCGGCACCCTTATTGTTGTTGCCACCGAATCCAAAGTTTCCGTTACCGAAGATGGCTGCAATCACAATCAATGCAATGATGTCCTGAAAACCTCCATTGTTTCCGAAAAAGCCGCCGTTTCCATTTCCTCCCATCAGCCCCATCAGATAGCCTGTGTCAATTCCACGGCTCTGCAAGGACGGAAGAATGGACGCAAGCAGACCATTGTTTGCGCCGGTTCCACCGTCTTGGTTAAAAACATAAGTTCGTTCCATAAGTATTTGTATTTTGTATCCCGGTCAAAATCGACCGTTCACAAAGTACAGAATTAAACTTCTGTTATTCAATTAATTATTTGTTAAGTACTTGTTTATTCTTTGTGAATCATTTGTAATGCTCCATTTACCAATACGATATTTAAAATTATTTTTCAAGCTATTCACACGCTGTTGTGACAATCCTGTAAGACGTACAATTTCTTTTTCTGTTATACCGTTATCTATCAATGTTTTTATCAACAATGATCGTGCGTCCACACATTCCTCTTTGTTAGAGCAAAATATTTCATTTTCTTCTAAGTCAGTCACTCTGCATACAATACTAAGCACAGTGCAATACAAGTCTTTAATTCTCATCTTGAAAAAAATTAAGGTTTTAAAGAACAAATACCAATAGAAATTGTTATTAGCTTAGAAAGTCGCTAACAATTCCTGTTGGTATTGTACTCCCTATCAAGGTGAGATGTGATGGAAGGAGAGCGGCTTTCTTTTTTCCTAAGCCGCAAAAGGATCACTTTTATTATATGAGTTTTTTCTATGCCACACTTCTACCTGTGGCGGATAATACTTGATGTTGCTATCTCATCTTGCACCTCCCTTCTTCTTTATCAACCAAATGACTACGATTAACAATACTAATATAACACCTATAGATAACTCTCCTAGTTCTAATTTTGTCTTCTGCCACCATGTTAATTCCTTCTCCACAGGATAGGGAATTTCTACCTCTTTCTCCTTTTCTATATAGACTGTATCGCGAATTGTCCTGTCACGGTAGACTATATGCCACTTGTCAACTAATACTGAATCGCCTTTCTCTTTTACATAGACAGAATCCTTAATGTGAATGGAATCACGTTCATGCACGGTAAGATAAATACTGTCAGTCCTTATTGTCTCCACCGGGACATACCTTATGCTCCGGCATGATCCAAACAGCAATAGCAATGCTATCGCTACCGCAATCCATATATAGATCTTTTGTTTCATAAACTTAACACTTGTTTTCTATTGGCACCGTCAGCTCGATAACTGACGTGCACCCATGCAAAATTGCTTTCGTTAATCAATTGATCATAGGGCAGGTTCTTGCGGATATATTCAAACAACAACTTGTTTTGCTGACGGTCTCCAGTATCAATATCAGCAGCTTCCCCTTTCATGTGCTGCGAGGTCTTGCTTCCCTTGACAGCTGCATTAAGTTCCGGACAGCGATAGCCACTGTTTATTGTTATAGGCTTTCCCCACCATGTGCGTAACGGGTCCAGTACGTTATCCACCAAGGCAGTTAGAGCAGTCACATGCTCCTGTCTGCATCTGTTGTTGATACCCAAGCGGTCAGCAGTCGTTGACTTGCAGAGTTCCGCAATTGTAAAATACTTCATTTTTTATCCTCCTTTTTATTTTCGTTGTCAAATAGTATCTGAGCCATGATCTTGGCAATATCATCCTTGTTCTCGATAATCACACTCATTGTCTTCTCAGCCTTGCGCAACTCCGCTTTTTCCCATGATTTTTCACGGACTGATTTAAACTCACAGAAAATGCAGTAACCCGTCCAAATCATTGAAAAAATAGGGAAGGGGATAACTACGCAGCATAACAGGTCAATGAAGCACAATTCTATGAACGGGGTGAAATACTTCTTCGCTTTGACGGCTGTTTTCTTATACCCCGTGGATGTTCTTGCCTCCCCCCGTTGCTTGGCTTTCATTACTCCCGTGATAAGGTCTACTAACATAGCCCCCATTGTAGCTGCAATACACAAGGCTATAAGCACAATATGTATCATCATGTGCTCGTTGATAAAATTGTAGATTACATCTCTCATTGAAAGTAAGTTTTGAACACATTAATATGATAGATATTCACCTGTCCATAGTTGGCATCAAATATCTTCTTGATCTCGTAGCCCAATCCATAAGATAACGCTTTCATTCTTCGCCAGTTGATGGAACGCCAGTTCATATTATGCTCCTTTGCCCAACGCTTGATACTGTACCATTCTTTGGACTCATCAAGTTGCTCGGTCTTCTGTTCTATTTGTTTCTGTTGCTCCTCAATCTTCATTTGCTGTTGGGCAGCTAGCATAAGAGCCTCTCCAAAAGACTGAGGGACGTTATACTGAGAATGAAGCGAGTAACTACCTGTATTTACCACCGAAGGAACAATCTCATCAAATATCCAACTCTCAAACTCGTCAGCTTTCGGCATCTGGCTTTTGGTTATCAAGCGATAGATGTTGCCTTCGCTAATAAACTTCATTGATTTCATTTGTATAGCTGGCGTACCATCTGCTTTTAATCCAGTTTGTACCCCTACTTCCCGAATCGTTATGGAGGCTGGTTTACAGTGATCTATAATTGCTTTTGATGGATTCGAATACTGTAGAGAAGTGGCAATATCCATTCCGCAAAACCAACTTTTACCATTTTCAATATACATACGAACTTTGCCAAATAGTGGATGTTCGTAAACCATAATTTCACTCATTTCAAGAGCAGACGAAACTTTTTCTACAACTAGCATATTACTTCTTATTATATATTTAACAAACATGTCCTGCACTTTTGCATCACATTAATTATCAACGTTTTTAATTACTTTTGCCTGTTGAATTTTCGTAAGTCGTTGATACAAAATCTAAACGCAAAAATGCGTTTAGTAATTCATCATCTGTATTAAGAATTGGCAATACTTCTTATTACAGAGGCATGTCTTCTTTATTTGGTCATACAAAACAAAAAAGAGCCTGCCACGGAAATTAATCCGCAACAAGCTCTTGGCTTTATACTGTATATGATATGTCCTTTCGTCATAATCAATGTGGCGTGCATCTTCACACGCTCCACAAAGATAAATATTGCTTCTTTCTTTCGCAAATAAGAATACACAAAAAAAGAACGACCGCCAGCAAAAAGCACAGCAGCCGTTCAATCCACGTCCTACTCTCTATCCCATTTTCCCAAGAAGACAATAGCGAAGATATCAAACAGGTTGTATCCACATGGAAAAAAAGTTAATAAATATATGTTGTATAATCTGTTATTTTAATTTAGATTAAACAAAAATAATATTTAAATTGTTTGTTAATGAATAAATTAATTTGTTCCTTTGTAGCAGGCAATAGCCTTCATGGTGTGAAGTTACACCATACCCACTTTTAGAACGTGATCACTGTGGAGGCAATTGCTGTATTATAACGGTGGTTGCCTTTATTGTTGAACAATGAAACAATGGTTTAAGATACCTTCTTTAAAGAAGTCGAATAAGGATATGTATAGTGATGCTACTTATCATGGTAAAGATGATGGTGGTAATTTTATTTATGTTCCTAAATGGGTGGAAAATCTGTTTTCTGGCAATAGAGGGAATATAGATTTTGACATGTCGACCGTTGAAGGGAAATCAAGAGCCTTACATGAATGTTGGCCGTTTGCAATGGTTCTAGATCATTGCGGAAGAATGATGCAGAATGGGCGGTATTATGTGACGGATATTAACGGAAACGAGAAGAGGAGTTTCAAAGACATTGTGACTCTTCTGAATCGTCCGAATGTGATACAGAGTGGGCGTTCTTTTATAAAGCAGATTGAGATATCTTTGAAGTGTTTCGGATTTTGCCCTGTCTATACACTAAGAGCTTTAAAGTCTGATCTCCCTAAATCCATGATGGTAATACCTCCCGAATTATTCTACATGGAATCATTCGGTAAGGGCCCGTTTACTCAAACAGAGCTTTCTTCAATTGCTAGTAAGGTATATATACGTTGGGGAAATGAGAATATAGAACTTGGTGATGAGGAGTATTTTGTCATATACGATTCGATAATGGATATTCCAAGTAATAATGGAGGGAGAATTACCTTCCACTCCCCTGTGGACGCATTATCTACTCATACTCGAAACTATATGGCTCAACTGATAGGGAGAGGAAACCTTATTGTTAATGGAGGGCCTAAAGGGATACTATACGGAAATGATACGACTGACGTAGGGAATGCAGCTATTACTCCGTCTGAATCCAAGAAATTGCAGGATGATTTCAAAAGGAAATATGGTATAGTGCATAAGTTGTATGAAATCATGGTGACTCCTAAGAAACTAGGGTGGATTACATTGGGGTCAAATACAGACCAATTGAAGCTTCATGAGGAGGATAAGGCGTGTTTGGAAGCGATAGCTCAGACGATAGGCTTTGACCCCAATCTGATTATACAAGGAAGTACTTATGATAACTCTTCTCAAGCAAAGAAAGCGGCATATCAGGATCTTATTATCCCTGACAGTGAATCTATAACAGAGATTCTGACTAATGCTATATGTAAGGACAGGGCAATAATCAAAATGGACTTCACTCATGTCCCTTGCCTTCAAAAGGATATGAAAGAATTGGCGGATGCCTTGTCTACAGCCTCTAATGCTGTAGCTTCATTGTATAACAATCGGCTGATTACTTTTGAAGAGGCAAGAACCGAAATGTCCAATTTTACAGATATTGATCCTGATAATCCTAAGGGAGAATTTAAAAGTGAAATAAATAATGATGGAGACAAGCAAATACAAAAACAGGCTGGGGAAGCAGTATAAATCCTTAGCTTTTTATGCAAAGGAGATACAATATGATTCTGGCAGCAGAACTATCAGTGGCTATGCTGCGGTTTTCAATAACATTGATAAGTCCGGTGACATGCTCCTGAAAGGTTGTTTTTCAAAAAGCATACAGGAGAGAGGCCCGGGAAGTTCTGCTAATGATAAGATTATCATGTTGTGGATGCATGACATGCATGAGCCTATAGGACGCATTACGCTTCTGCAAGAAGATGAGAAAGGGCTTTACTTTGAAGCGTCTATTGATGATGTGGAAAGAGGAAATCAAGCGTTGAAGCAGCTTGAAAGTGGCACTTTGAACCAGTTCTCTATAGGTTATAGTTATGTATGGGAAAAATGTGAATATGACAGGGAACGTGATTGCTTGGTTGTAAAGGAAGTCATTCTGTATGAGATATCCGTAGTGTCCATAGGATGTAACGGAGAAACTGAATATCTTGGTCTGAAATCGGCAGAAGAATATGAAAGTGCGTTGGAGTCACTTCCGGTTGAAATAAGTGATGTATGTAAAGGACTTCCGATAAGAAAGAGGGAGGAAATCCAAATGTTAGTAAGAAAAGCGATGTCACTCGCTCGATACAAGCCGGCAGACAAGCCACTTGATGAAGAGGGAGCCGATGAAAAAATAAAACTATTTACAAAACCTTTAAAACTTAAAGAAGCATGAAATTTGACTTTTTAAGCAAAATTGATTTGTCGGTAATGGATGAGGTTTCCGTGAAGTCATTACAGGCGTTGCAGGACGCAATAAACGCTACTGTAGGCGATTTCATGGACGATACTATCGACAAAAAAACTTTTGAGGATAAATTAAATGAGGTTTCTCAAAAGATAGATTCCGAAAAGGAATTGGAAACAGTGCGTAAGGAACTTGGTGAGATGAAAGAGATAATCGTTCGCATGAAAGGTGCAATGCATAAGAATGAAGACGGGCAAATGGTGTTCAAGTCTGTAGACCAACAGATTGAAGAGCAACTGAAGGATTTTATCACAGTAGGCAAGCATGGAGAGAAAACTGTGGACTTGAAAACGGCTTGCAAGCAGTCCCCCGGTTTCAAGAAAAGCCTTACGCTTGTTATAAACAAGAAGGAGGTTGAACCCTTGAAGAGTACGGGTGTGGCACCACATTATAACATGACAATTGATAGTCAGTTATCTGTTGAACCACGTTCCCAGACTGTTATCCGTAATTTTGCCAATGTGGCAGCAATATCTACACGATCATTGACTTATGCGGAGTTCAATCCGGGTGATGAAGAAGCCGAATGGGTTCCAGAAGGCGGTCTTAAGCCTATGATGAGCGGTACATTGGCAGAAGTTACTATCAATGCTGGCAAGGTGGCTCTTGGATCAAAAGTAACTGAAGAAACATTATCTGATTTGCCTCAGTTGGTTGCGGAAATTAGGGCTGAGATTATCAATCGTATTGGTTTGAAAGAAGAAGAAGGTATTCTGTCTGGTACTGGTTCCGGCGGTCAGATTAAAGGGATTGGGAGTGATATACCTACATTCTCTTTGACAACTCTGAAAGTAGATAAGCCCAACACTTATGATGTTATTGTTGGTATGTATACACAAATTGTATCAATGTCCAATATGGCTTATCGTCCAAATCTTGTGCTTATGCATCCTCTTGACTATGCGCAGATGCAGTTGACTAAGGATGTTAATGGGCAATATCTTCGTCCTTTCCGTATTGGCGATGAACTGATTCAAGGTCTGAGAGTGGAAACCAGCACAGCAATCAAGCAAGGTGATATTTGGGTTGGCGATTTTAACTATCTTAACATCCGTGATGTATGGGTTCTTACCATTACACTTGGATGGGAAAATGATGATTTCACTAAAAATATGGTGACTATCCTTGGTGAAAAACGTCTTATGGTGTATATTAAAAAGCAATATAAAACTGCATTTGTCAAGGATAAGATTGCGACCGTTATTGAAGCTATAACCCCTGCCAGTATTGGCGGATAAATTTATTAAACATTATGAAAGTAAATTTGACTAAAACTTATGAGGTTGAGTTCGCAAAGGACGGGGCCGTTTATAAAAAAGGTGATAAAGTAAGTGTTAATATGTTACTTGCAGGTAAGTTCTTCCAAGATGGACGTGTTGCCACTGTTCCTTCGGAATTGATGGAGGACGCTAAGAAAATCGGTGCTGAAGATTTGTTCAATAAAAAGAAGAACCTCAAAGATATTGTGTAATGTTGGTGGATTATACTTTTTTCCAAGGTGGTATTCTTGATATCGAAGGTGCAGTGTTGAATATACATACTCCTTCTGAGACTAATAAGGCAATTGTTGACAGCCTTCAAGGCTTTGTAATGCAATATGAGCCGGAATATTTAGAGAAGCTCCTAGGGGAAAAGTTGTATAAGGAATTCTCATCCTATATTTCCAACGATGGAAAAACTAAGGAAAAAAGATGGGATGATCTTATAGCGCATCTTGTCATGAAATATAGTGTTGGCGATAGGGAGATTTCCAAATCCCCCATCGCCAACTATATATACTTCCATTACTTGAGACATAATCACACTCAGGCGACTATTACAGGAGTGAAGGCTGATGGAGATGATGGTCGTCTTGTAAGTCCCGAAAGGAAAATGATGTTTGCATGGAACGACATGGTAAAAATGAATATCAGACTTGTGAGATGGCTTCAAGCCAATAATGCGGACTATCCGGATATCGCCACCGATTTCGAATTGATGGAAACAATTAATTCCTTTGGGTTATGATAATTGATATAATATCAGATGTATGTGCTTCCTTGTCAAAAAGAATGGATCAACAGATAAATTACATATATGGTGACAGTTCTTATATAAGGGAAACACTTCTTCTTCTTGGGAAAAGCAGGGTGACAGCATCGGGAAAATTCCCAATGATAGGGCTGTATGTTCCCTTAGACGAGGAAAGGGATAGTGAGAATTATTTTTGTAAGGCATCTGTAAACATAATAATCGCTACCAATACACTGGAAAAGTATACAAATGAACAACGTCGTGAGATATCTTTTGAAGGTATTCTTCGACCTTTGTATTACGGATTCATAGAAGAGTTAAAAAAAAGTGATAAATTTGATTTCGGTTACTCCGGTATTGTAAGCCATACATATTCAGAAAATTATAGTTTTGGAAGACGTGGTGCTGTTGATGTTGACGGTAAGGAAGTTGGCGAAAAGATAGATGCTATTGAAATAAAGAATTTGGATTTAACAGTTAAAAATCATAATTGTTATGCGAACAGATATTAGAGAGTGCGGCAGCACGTCCGGATTTAATACTGGAATGAGTTACTGCCCCCTGCAACCGGACAAGGTCGCAGGTGTTATATTGGTCATTCATGGCAAAAAACTGCCCAAAGAATTGACTGCTGAGGCTTTGGAGGAAGCCTGTCATGCTGATTATCCGGACAGAATTTATCCTATTACAGGATTTTCGGAATACGCGGTAAGCGGCGGTGAACCCAATACAACAGAAAATGGTTATGCCGGGTCGGAAATAACGGGCTATTCGGCAAGGACGGATACATTCACGTTGCGTAAGTTTAATCTAGCTTTACAAGCTAATCTTGTAGCCAACAAGGATACATTGTTTGATATGTATGTTTTTGACAAGAATAATGTAATCTACGGAGAAGATGACGGGACAGATGAACTTGCGGGTTTTGCATTATCTGGTGTTTACCCTACAGGACAGGCTTATGATTCAAGCGGTCAGAAGGCTTATCTTGCGTTTAATGCGATGTATTCCGATACCGAGAAGATGATGAAAAACATGTCTGTAAAGCAAGCGGGTGTCAATTTGGAAAATGTTCTCAAGGGATTGAATTACGTTGAGTTTGTCAAAATGACATCTCCTGAAAATACATATAAGCTCGTGGATCATTATGACCGCACGGATCTTACTGCATATTATGGATCTATATTGTCTGAGAAGGCTTCAACGGTCGTTTCTGGTGCATCAGCGCTGGAATACAGCAACGGTGTGCTTACAGCGACAGGAGGTGTGCCGGTGCTTAAATCTCCTTCTATTCTACAGACTAATGGGGTCATTGGAATTGAACAATGGGTATAATGAGAATTAATGGAGTTACATTTATAGAATCCGAAGTGGTTAAGCTTTCATTGGATGAGTTTGTCGCTCAGAATATAGATGTATTCTGGAAGGACATTTCTAGAGAAAGGCGGAAATCAAGGCTGGTTTCCGTATATAATAGGATTATCAATAACAGTAATTTAGGAGGCGGGGGAGATTGATCCCCCGTTTTTGCTATGACATTGGAGGAATACGCGAGATGTTGGAAGAAATTGGCTGATGGCATTCAGCCAATGATAAGGGATAAGATGGAAAGGGATGTTCCTCAGTTTGAGGAATATATACGAGAACAGCTATATAGTGGTGTTGATGGCGATGAAAGTCCTTTAATTCCCGGATATACAGAGGACCCATACTTTAAAAAAGCTTATGGAGAGCATTGGAGGAAAAATGCCGAACGCTATAAGAATTGGAAGACAAAGATACAGAAACCAAAGCCTTCATATTTGGGTTTTTCTGCAAGAGGAAATAATACTCCAAACCTTATCATACGTGGAGATTTTTATAGTTCCATCACGGCAATACCAATATCAAATGGTATAAGGATTGCCAGCTATGGCGTTTCTTTTGGTTCTGATATTGAGAAGAAATATGGCTATAAAATTTTCAAGGTAAGCTCCAAAGCAAGGAGGCATTATGTTACGTACAGGCTTATGCCCTCTATTGAGAAATTTATAAGGAGGTGCGAACTATGAAAAACTGCTTGTGCCAAGGAAATAAGTCAATGAGGGAGATGGAACATATGCGTTCAATTGCAGAGAAGGCTGCTGTTATGGATGAATGTGTTTATATATTATATAAGGTTGGAGATGTGTATAAGTTCTGTCGTGAAGGTGAAAACTGGTCGGGTGAGTTTGTTGAATTCATATTTCCGTAAAATTATAGCGGACATCTGGAAAGATTCCGCTATTTATGTAAAGTTGGATAGTCTTTATCCTTTTTCAATATTGGCTCTTATTTGCCTTAGAAGCAAGAATGATCCTTCCATCTTGTAATTCCCTAAATTTTGTTTCGCCTGCATGATGCAGCTTTCGATAGTAAGGGCTAAATCGGGAGTGAACGCGGATTTATTAATTTGCATTGTTTGGGGGAGTTGGTTAGCATGATCATTAAACCATGCAATCATTTCATTCAATTCTTCCTCTGTGTAACTTTGTCTTTTTTCGGCCATATTATATTTCCCGTGATTAATGATGTTTATATATAAATATTTTATGCAAAAAAAGATATTTATTTTTTAATTGAAAAACAAAACTATCATTTATGTTGTAATTTAGATTTTGTCTAAATTATAATATAAAAACGCCATATCATTAATTACCATGCGTTACTCTGTATTACTGTACATTACGGTCTGCTTTAGATCGTTTTGTGTTGATTTATAATGTGTTGTATAATGTAAAAACATCATTTACCTTTGTAGCCGTTGCAAGTAGAGAGGCAACAGACACATGATTAAACAATCGCTCAAACGTGAGCCTTCTTTATATTTGGAAATCCGTTGCCTCTCTACTTTAGCAACGGATTTTTTCTTTCCTATAAGTTAGATTAAATCCATACAATCGGTTCTATCAGTGCCCACCGAGCGGAACTTTGGATTAAACCAATGACAGCCGTGAGATAAAAAGGCTCTTCTGTTTTATACTGTATGTCTTTTATTGGCAAGACCTGCTCTGTTCCCATCACCTAACAACAGGCGCCCAAGCGTTGTATTACGATAACCAATAAGAGATGAAGCAAAGATGTTGGAGAAGCATCCAGTATTAAAGCAACAAAATGAATAATTGAAGTTTAACAATGTTCATCCGCCTCCTAATAATTATCTTGGGAGAAAGGGTGAGGTATAAAATTAACCAATATGACAGAACTCGTATTCAAAGGTCAGAATGACCAAGTTTTAACTAACAGCCTATTGGTGGCTGAAAAGTTTGGAAAAGAACATAAGCATGTCTTAGATGCTATAAGAGAGCTTATACAGGGGTGTGCCGAAACTTCGGCTGACCCTATGTTTGTTGAAGCTATAACGAATAACAAGAGCGAACTTTAATATTATTATATGGATAATTCGATTAAGATATTTAAGAATGATGTATTTGGCGAAGTACGAGTAGCTGGAACAAGTGAAGAACCGCTTTTCTGCTTAGCTGATGTTTGCAATGCAGTTGAGTTGAGTAATCCTTCATCAGTAAAAACAAGATTAAACGATGAAGATTTGCAACTGCTTGATTTACACGCCCTAAATCCTGATTTATACGTAAATGGGAATTCATTTGCTACGTTTATAACAGAATCAGCCTTCTATGACGTTCTTCTTTTTAGTTCTAGCAAGAAAGTAAAACCGTATAGAAGATGGGTTACGCATGAAATATTGCCCTCCATTCGTAAGTACGGTACGTATATGACGTCCGATACTATAGAAAAGGCTCTTACATCTCCCGACTTTCTGATTCAACTTGCTACTACTCTGAAAGAAGAAAAACAGAAACGGATTGAAGCAGAAAAGAAGGTGGAAGAACAAGCCCCCAAAGTTCTGTTTGCTGATGCTGTAATAGGGAGTCGTTCTTCATGTCTTATAGGTGAACTGGCTAAGATAATATCTCAAAATGGATTCCATGTTGGGCAGAACAGGCTGTTTGAGTGGCTTCGCAATAATCATTATTTAGGAAGTGTTGGTGAACGTAGAAATATACCTAATCAGCAATATGTTGAACAAGGTCTGTTTGAATTGAAGAAAGGTACACGATCCGGCAATGATGGAGTGTTGCGTACTACTATAACAACCAAAGTTACCGGGAAAGGTCAATCCTACTTCATAAACGGTTTCCTGACTGGCAAATTCATCATTTAACCGATTGTACAACATTTCAAAGAACGAATTATGAAAAATACATTTGAATCAGCAAGTTACATTGGATTTATATTGTCAATTGTTTAATATTCATACCATTGTGTAAGATAAAAACATCATTACCTTTGCATTTGTAACAAGTGCAAGTCGTTACTTGATGTTGATTAAATATTCTCCTATTGGAGTTTATATATGACTGTACCGTAGTAGCTTGCACCTATTACGAGACTTTTTTTTATACGATTCCAAGCGTGGATAGTATAAGGGAGGAAAGCAGGAGTGAATAATGGCACAATGGGGTTCGATTCCTCACCTGCTACAATCAGTCAAAATAAATCCCCGGAGGCGGAAGTGACTGAGCCGCCAACGGGGAACAATATTAATCTTATATCGCAAAGATATGGAAAATTTTAATAAGTTAGTACCTATTGATGGGGAAAATGGCGAAAAAAGAACAATAAGTTCACTGCAAATTGCAGAAATTACAGGTAAGGCATATTGTGGCGTGTTGAAAGTCATTAGAAAGATGGATATTATGCGTGTGAAAATAACAATGAAAAATATATTTTCATTGTTTGTTTGTTTGAAAAAATGTTGTACCTTTGTAGTGCTACAACTTACTATTAAATATGCCAATGGGATTTTTTATGCCCGTAAGGAAACTTATATATTAAAATATAGGCAGACGATATCCGTGTATCATCGCCCAATGGCAATGGTAGGTTGTAGCAAACTAGGATATTTGTCTGCTTTTTTATTTAATAACAAATAATTTCATTTCATGCTACAACCAAATGAAATCTATTTGAACGGGAATAATAGTACCGTACAGATTGCGTCAGCTCACGAAACGAGCAAGACTTTCTCCTATAATGGGAACGAAGTACTTTTTGACATCAAAGATGATGTTATGGTTAACGCCACACAGCTTGCTAAAATCTACGGAAAGCGTCCCAATGATTATTTGTCCTTACCTGCTACAAATCAATTAATTAACGCAATTACAAGAAAATATGGTATTTCTGAAAATCAATTAGTTATATCAAAGGCAGGTTCATCACATAACGGAGGTGGTACTTGGATGCACAGATTAATAGTAGTTGATTTCTGTCAATGGTTAGACATTGATTTGAAACTGTGGTGTACTGAAAAACTTGATGAGTTGATGCGATACGGCATGACCGCCACGCAGCCAACCCTGGAGCAAATGATTAACAATCCCGACTTGGTTATCAGTCTAGCTACACAGTTAAAGAGCGAACGGGAGGAAAAGCAACGATTGGCATTGGAAGTGCAGAAGAAGGAACAAGAGAAGCAGACTATCATAGAGGAAGCAAAGCCAGCCGTAGTATTCACGGAATGTGTAACAAGCTCGTCTACCAATATTCTCATAGGAGATCTTGCGAAACTTATCACCCAAAACGGATATAAGATTGGAGAAATAAGGCTTTATGAATGGATGGTAGAGAACAAGTTCCTTATCAGAAGGCAGCGATACAGCAGATCGAAGAATAAATATATAAATGACTATATGCCTACACAGAGGGCGGCAGAAATGGGATTGTTCTTCGTGAAAGAAAGACCGATAGTATCGGGTGAAAATCCCATTTTTATAAAACATACCTGTTACGTTACAGGTAAAGGTCAGGTGTATTTTCTGAATAAGTTTAAATCTTTAATGGCTGCATGATCATGGAAATAAAAATGAATAATAGCTTAACATTTGATGAAGTAGCAGATAAGTTGGGATGTTCAGTGGAGGATCTTCAAAAAATAGCTTTAGAAAATGGATTGATTGACGAGAATGGGAATCCTACCGAAATGGCAATAAGAGAGGGCCTTTTTTCTCAATATGCGACAATGGAAGATGAATATGGTACAGTAAATATAACAGTATCACATTCCGAATACGATATGATAGCAGTGTGTATATCAGATCCTGAAGACCATGAGCGTGACAGTGTGGCTTTTATTTCAAGAGAAAAAGCTCATGCATTAGGAGAATATCTTCTTAATATGTAATAACAATATTATTTATTAATCAAGTCTTTCCCACCTTATCTTACGAGGTGGGCAGGCTATTTACATCCGTTAACGTTGCGATTCGCAACATAACCCGAAAAGACTATGAAAACAATAGATAAACTTGAAATTATACTTCAAAAAATGAAAGAACAAAATAATAGACTTGAACGGATATACGGCAAGCATCTCAAACTGATTGTATGCACTGGGAAAAGAAGTGAGAAGGTGAAATTTAAACATGAAGATTGAAATGCTATGTTTATAATTTATTTAGACAACATTCTAAATTGCAAACAAATACGTTGAAATATTTTGATTTGGTTTTAAAAGTATATTACTTTGTTGAAAGTAACCAATTTATTATAACTATATGAAAAAAGTATTATTAACTTTATGTATATGGTTGTACGCTATGTTGTGTATCGGACAAGGAGTGTCGCATCTTGAATTTAAGGGTATTCCAATAGATGGTAATTTACAGGAGTTTGTATCAAAGATGAAATTGGAAGGCTTTTATAGTAAGATGTATAATAATGAAGGTGTAATAATGCAGGGTGATTTCGTAGGAGAGAATAGCCATGTGTTCATTTATAGCACCACGGAAGAGAAAGTAGTGTGGAAAGTATCGGTGTATTTTGATTCATGGGATAATTGGCTGTCTTTGGAGAACCAATACTATAAGATTAAAGATATGTATACAAAGAAATATGGGAAACCAAAGAAACATTATGAATCATTTTCTAATGAAAGAGTTCCTATTGATAAAATGCGTGCAGTAAACTCCGATATCTGTGATTACGCTTCGTATTATTTCTTTCAGAATGGTGTGATAGTTGTGTCAATATCTCCTTTTGGCTGTGTGAAAGTATCGTATGAAGATGAATATAATTCATTATTAGGCAAACAAGAGGAAGAAAAATATCGAGAGAATGATATTTAACTATTTAATAATATAAAAACATTATTATGAAAAAGATTTTACTTGCATTTGTATTGATTGTGTCCGTGTGTTCATGTGGAAGGGTTTATTATCAGGAAAAAAGCACACTTCTTGATTTGCGTGAGTATTCTGGGGATAATGATTTTGTGATTAACCCTACCAATATTTCCAATGGTGATTTTACTCCGCTTGGTACATTGGAATTAGCCTTTATGACTGGGAACTCTGTAAAAAAGGATATGAGAAAATATGTGGAGGAAAAGAATCTCGGATGTGGTTCATACAGATATGTCCCTACTGTCAAGAGAATGGTATCAAAAGCCGTTGAGGAAGCCAAGTCATTGGGCGCAAATGGAATTATTTCTTTTGAAATAAAACGAGTACATGATGTTAAAAAGAATAATAGTGATATGGACACATATTATGTTACAGGAATCCCGGTTATATACAAGAAATAGTTTGTGCTCCATTAATAGGAGAATGATTGTTTGTTTTTAGTGGGGAGAAGTTTTTGCTTCTCCCTTTTTTATTTCCTCACCTTCATAATATCAATAAAATCACTATCTTTGCTCTTAGAAGGTGCATGAAGTCATGCACTACCCAAAACTTACGAAAAGACCATGGCAGGAGCAGAATTTAAAATTACTGATGCGATTGATCCTAACATCGTTAAGAAGTTGAATGAGATAAGGATTAATATTCAAACCACATCTTCCGAATATGCGAATTTCACGAAACAATTAAGTGATGGCATAAATTTTAAGCCGGGTAATCTAAGAGAATACCAGTCTAAAGTTGACAGTTATAATGCTACAATTACCAAATTATATGCTTCTCAAAATAGGTTGTCTGAATTACAGGCTAGTCAATTAAAGTTATTGACCGATATTTCCCGTAAGATAGAGCTTCTTACCAAGCCATTGAATACATTGGCAGACAAAATAACGGAAGTAAAAGTAAATTTGAGAGGTGCTTCCGAAGATCTGAAAAACGTGTCACAAGATGCGGAAAATGCTTCTGTTTCATTTCAAGAAGCATCTAAGAAAATATCCATGACTGCTGCTGATTTTGATTCAATCCGTCAGACGGTAAAGGCTTTTGATACACAAGCCTCCGAATTGAACAGTAGGTTAAGTGATAACAAAGAAACAATTTCAGCCTTAAGAACATCTCTGAGGGAATTATCAAAGGAGTATAAGAAAGGTGCTATCAGCGAAGAGGAATACAAGTCCAAAAGAGATGCTACGGTATCCCAGTTACGCATGCTGACAGAGCAGAATAAACAGTATTCGGCGATATTGAGAAATCATACGCAGGTAGCGATTGCCACAGCAGGAAGCTATAACGAGATGAAGGCTTCAATGCTTCAGTTGGAAAAGGAATATTATAACCTTTCACAAGCTGCACGCGAGGGAGCAAAAGGTATGGATATCTTGAACAATATCGGCAAGTTGAATCAACAATTAAAGGATATAGATGCACAGATGGGCAATTACCAACGTAATGTGGGTAATTATGCTTCGGGTTGGAATGGTCTTAATGTTTCCATACAACAGATTGCGAGAGAACTTCCGGCTTTGTCTGTTAGTGCCAATACTTTCTTTCTTGCCATATCCAATAACCTTCCTACATTTATTGATGAGTTAAAGAAAGCAAGGGTGGAATATGAACTTCTTAAGAAATCGGGGCAGACTGCTACACCTGTATTTAAACAGGTATTGAGTTCCCTTCTTAGTTGGCAGACGGCTTTAGTTGTTGGGATAACTCTTTTATCGAGTTATGGAGGTGAGATAACCAAATGGGTGGGTAGCCTGTTTGATGCGAGAAAAGAAATTGATTATCTAAAACAGCTTCAGGAGGATTTGAATAAAGCTCAAAAAGAAGGTGTGAAAAATGCCCAAGATGAAGCTGTTAAATTGGATATATTATATAGGGCTGCTGTCAATTTGAATAAACCTATGGGAGAGCGGAAAAAAGCCGTTGAGGAACTGAAGAAGCAATATCCTTCATACTTTAAAAATATAAGTGATGAAAACATTCTTGCAGGTAAAGCGGCTGATAGTTATCAAAGGTTATCTAATGCCATATTAGCTTCGGCTAAAGCTAGAGCTGTGCAAGATCGGCTTGTAGAACAGGCTAAACAAAAATTAGACTTGGAAGATCAGTTGGCAGAAAAAGAAGAAAAACGTGCGAAACTTGAATCTGCTAGAGATCAGATGAAAGCACAATATGAATCCAGTCAAGGGGCAGCTATGGATACAGCTAGAGACATGTATGGGAAGTTAAACAAGCAGGTTGAAGACTTGGATAAAGAAATAGGTTCTTTATTAAATCAGTTATATCAAGCAGATAAGGCTAGTAGAGATATGGCAAATTCTATTAACATTGGAGATGTTACATTTAATCCTCATTCTGCCGATAAAGCATCGGATGATTTAGCGCAATACATAGAGAATCTTAGGAATAAAATGGCTGACTTGTCCGTTTCTCTCATTGAGGATGAGCATGAACGTAATCTTGCTGCCATAGAGAAAAAATATAAAGACCAGATAGCAGCTGTAAAGGGATATTCTGAGGAAGAGAACAAACTTCGGGAAATGTTGGGCCAAGAGAGAATGCAGAAGATAGCGAAAGAGAATGAGGAATATGATAAGAAGTTGGCAGAGGCTGAGAAAAAAAGGATCGAGGAAAAGAAAAAGTATACCGATGAGATGCTCAGACTGGAAGAGGAACAATCATCTCTCCGTATAGCAGCTACAAGTACTGGATATAAGGAACTTGAAAACATTATAACAGAAAATTATTCAAAAGGGCTGCTATCGCGAAAAGAATACGATGAAGCCATGCGTGAACTGGAGCGGAAAGCCGCAAACGAGCAATTACAGATACAGATAGATGCTGCTGAAAAAATGATTGAGATAGCGGAAGCATCGGGCGTGGTAAGCAAGCAACAAATTGAAATGCTGAGAGAATCAATAAAGGCAATGGAAGCAGAGATAGGTTCCATAAATGCGGATGATCAGTTGAAAAAAGCGGAAGAGCAACAGGATATCACACGAAGGAATTTTGAAGTGTTGAAAGGTTATTCTTCTGCATTGAAAGATCTTGCATCGGATATCGATAGTCCGTTTGCCGGTATATTTGATGGGATGGATAAGGGATTCAGTATTATGTCTGATAAGATATCAGGCGTTTGGGGAGAACTTACAGACGGTGAGAAGATAGAAAGAACTACCGAGATGTGGGGAGCGATGGTTGGCGGGATTGGTAGTATGATATCATCCATTTATGATCGCCAGATTGAAGCTATTGAGGCTGAACAGGAAGCGAATGAGAAAGCTGGTGAAGAGGAAATTTCCCGTATAGAGGCTTTAGAAGAAAGAGGTGCTATAACAACTGAAGAAGCCGAAGCGCGTAAACGTGCGGCGGAAGATAAAACGGCACAAAAGAATGCCGAATTGGAGAAGAAAAAAGCTGCATTAAGAACAAAACAGGCAAAGTTTGAGAAAGCTACCAGTATAGCTGAAGCGGCTATACAGATAGCAGGTGGTATTTTGCAGACGATAAAGCAATTGGGTTTCTCTGCTGCAATACCTATGATAGCTGCTCTAGGTGCTATGGGGGCGATACAGCTTGCTACTATTATAGCGACTCCTATTCCGAAGTACGCCAAGGGGACTGATTCTCATAAAGGCGGATTAGCTGTAGTGGGTGATGGTGGTGTCCCTGAAACAATCGTTACTGAAAAAGGAGCGTATATTACTCCGTCTGTCCCTACTTTGGTTGACATCCCTAAAGGTGCGAAGGTTATACCTTATGCAGTGGATATGGACAGGATAAAGGCTCATGCAAATGATTTTGATGGTCTTATGGCATATAGAAGCGAAAACGATCTTCCTCCTGTATCAATAGTTAATGATTATAGCGAACTGGAGAAAAAGATAGGGCATCTGGAGAAATCACAGCAGATAGGATTTGCAAAATTAGCCAAGGCGATAAGAGAAAACAATTATCATCAATTTTCAAAAAGTATCTGATTATGAGGTATACAAGTGACATATATGAACTTCCCTTGTCCGTTTTTATAGAGATTTATACCAATGATAGCAATACTATTGAATTTGACGATGAGGACAAAGGGGCTGCATCGGCAAAAATTATCAATGACTATATAGAAATTGTCGGGAGCAAACAGTTGTTCTCTGAGATATTGAATTGTAATGAGCGTATGAATCTTGCAATGACCGTGGAGTGCATGAAGGCATGTGAGAACATGATGAAGTTGAAAATGTATGATGAGGTGCGTGATATTCTGATGAAGATAGGTTATTCGTGTAAAAAAGGTGATGTAATGGCTATGAATGCTAGAATATCCGCATTAAATTCCCGTGCACAATATGATTTGGATAAGATAAGTAAGGAAAAGAATGAGGGACTGAAGGAGAAGCCTACAAAACGTGGATTTATAAATGAAGTTGTCGCTATTGGGAAGTATAATAAGATGTATATCAATCCGAAAGAATGGGCCGCCGGATCTTATGCCTGTCTTGTAAGGCAGACATGTGACGAAATCGATGGGTTGAATCGTAAAAAGAAATAATTATGTATTATCGATGTGAGTTACTTATAAATGGTCTGAAGTACAGGGTTACTGATGATCTTGAGAATTGGGACGAGGTGAAGGCTAGTTTCAAGAGAAATGACTATGACGGTGTTATCCGTACATTTTCCAACAAATTTTCTTTTGCTGGGGATGCTAGAAAATTGCTGTTAAAACAATATGATGAAGATTATTTGAATGCTTCTGCCTCAATAATAATAAGTACAAGAAATAACAGTTGGTTGTATAATGAACGGTTTAGTTGCGCTCTCAATTTCTCTACATTGCAGGATAATGGTCGTATCTTACAGATAAATGCCGTGGATGATAGCGTGGCGTCCATGATAAAGTCAAAAAAAGGAACTCAATATGAATATTCGGTCGAAGAGGTGAAAAGCCCCATTCCTCTTGTTTATGACGGACTTGAACTTTCTGAATCAGCAAAATGGATTCCTACAGGTGATACATTGGAAGACGATGACACTCTTATTAATGTTTATTTCAGCAAGAAAATGTCACCAATGCCAATATATATAACTGCCAGTGATTCCTTAATAAAGGGGTCTCTTGAATTTAATGATCAAACAGTAGGTGGTGATGATGTATATTCGATAAAGGCTCTGAAATCAATTAGGATAAATATAGAGTTTAATATTGATATGTTTGTGTTTAGGAAATATCAGTCTGGTGCTTTGGGATATGATGTAAGAGGTGTGAGGCTCCAGATTATGAAGATAAGTAATGATATTGATAGTAATGGGGAAGCGGTGACTACGGAAACGGTGATAGGAAGTTTTGAACTTACGACAGAATCAGAAACGCCAGTGGAAAAGAAGGTTTCGGAATCGTACAATATAAGTCTTTTGCATGATGATAAAATAATAGTGAGAGCTATGTATGTCAATGAGAAAGAAGAGATTGTACCTGTATTGCCGGATTTGCCATACAAAGTCTCAACATCAAGTTATTTTAAAGCATCATGGAAAAATCGAATAAACCCTGTTGAGATGGATGTTATAAAGCCCGATACATTGCTGAACAGACTGCTTAAAAGTATTAATGGAGAGAAAGATGGTTTGACTGGAGTGATTGAGGGGACAGGAGATAGAAGGCTTGATAATTGTATGCTCTTGGCGGCTGAATCAGCCCGTAAGATTCCTGGAGCCAAAATATATACATCCTTCACCAAATTTGCAAACTGGATGAGTTATGTGTTTGGTTATGCTTACGACATATCCGGGAATACAGTAACTTTCCGGCATAGAAGCAAATACTTCTCGGATGATGTTGTCAAAAGGATAGATGATTTATCTGATTATGAGATGAAGGTTAATTCTGCATTGGTGTATTCTCGGATACGAATAGGCTTTGACAAACAGGATTACGACACGGCTAATGGAAAGGACGAGTTCCGTTTTACGAATGAATATACCACAGGCGTGGCCATAACGGACAATAGCCTTGAAATGATATCTCCATACCGTGCGGACGCATACGGCATAGAGTTCCTTGCTGACAAGATAGGTGAAGATACTACAGACAACGAAAGTGACACTGATTTATTTATGGTAGGGGTGAAATCTGATTCATCTGGACTTAAGTATATATTGAACAGAGATTATCTTATGGGTGGCGTTCTCAGCCCTGACACAATGTTCAATGCCATGTTTTCCCCTTCTTCTATGGTTTTGGCCAATGAAGCATACATCGGCTCATCTGTTGAGATGCTTACTTTTGCGTCATCAGATGGTAATAGTGATGTGGGTATTGATGGAATGGGGGAAAGTAGGGATATAATTCTTTCAAAAAGGATGTTTACTGTGGCGGAGGTGGAATTTGAGACTTCGGATGTGGAACTTCCGGAAGATCTTACAGGAATTGTTGAAATGGAATACCAAGGCAAAGTTGTACAGGGATATTATCAGCAGGCTGATTACAATTTTACAAAATCACAAAGTTCAAAGGTAACTTTGATCGTGAAAAATTTAAATTCGTTATAAAGATTCAAATTTTAATTGTTATATTTGCAATGAAAGCTTGTGAAGTCACAAGTTACTAGAAACTTACGAAAAGACTATGATATCAATCGGAGATGTTTGTCCGTTATTCTTTAAACCGCTGAAATATAAATATTCAAATGCTGGATGTTTCAGACAAGTATTTTCTGTGTCAGACAACATCCTGCTGCAAATCTTTTGTGATAACGGAGAAAAACCTTCAGCTTATTTGAATGATAAGATCGGCAATATTTCCTCCAAGATAACACTGCTTACTTATGATGTAAATGAAAGCATTAAGATGTATTATGCCTCATTATCTCCTTCGGAGGGGATATATACAGTAACTATAGGCGATAAAGAATGTGAGGAGTTCTGCGTGTGTGAGAATATAGGTGATTCTATTCTGATTGAATATTCCCATAAAGATAATAATTCTGCGTTTGATAATATATTCTGGATTGATGAGGTTCGGCAGATGTTCCAGTTCAGAATAATAGGAGGATTCAAGCCGGATGGGGTGGAGTTGAAAGTTGAAAACGAACAGTTTGTGAATCAGAAGCAGGAGATAATAGAAATGTATTCTCTCCCTTATAAAACATTTGATTTTGTTTTCGGGACAAGTTGTGGCGTTCCGTATTATATAGCGGAGTTTATAAATAAGGTACTTTGCCTTTCTCACGTCAGCATAAACGGTAATTTGTTTGTACGGGAAGGGGATTCTGTCCCGGAAAAGATTGATACAATAGGTAAGAAACAGATGTTTATATATAAAGTGACTTTACGCCCTAGACAAAATGATATCGCCGGGATCGGAGGCAAAACAGAGATTGCAACTTCATCTTCAGGAATCGCGTTTTTACTAACTAATCCAGAAGAGGACGATGTGTTGAAATATAAGAAGGCGAAAGCTGCTTTTGTTAATGAAAATTACGTGTAATCATGGCTAGAAATCGTCCTATAAAGATATTGTGGTACGGTTCGGAAACGGATGATGAAGGAAATCCGATTATACCGAAAATATCCCCGTCATTTGAAAAGCGACTGGAAGGGTTGAATGAGGGAGAGATATACATACATAATGATGATAATAATCCTTCTATTTACATAAGAACCAATAAAGACAGGGTTGTTGCCATATCGGGAGGTGCAAATATAAGTGAATTGGCTAAATATTTTTTGCGCAAAGACAAGGAGGACTCTACAAATTTTCTTTTATCATTACTGGGCGGAACTGTCATTAAGAAATATGCCAAGTTCGGTGATTTCGTTACCGGCGTATTAGGTGGATACATAGACGAAAAGGGCAATCTTGAAATGGAAAGCGGTGTATTTCGTAAGCGTTTGTTTGTTCCTGAAATAGCCTATAACCGTACAACCTATTTCAAAGGACGTATGGTAAACTCCCCCGGTGGTGGTTGTACCGTATTGTCATACGTGGATAACGGCGATGGAACCTACACCATCACTCCCGATCTGACGGACGCGGACGGATTGAGCCAGTTTGTTGATGATATCCTTACCACCTATTTTGTGACTAAAAATAGCGAAGGCAAGCTGAACGGCTTTGAAGAAATGAAATTCCGGGTGACTGCCGCAGATTATACAGCCAAGAAGTTTACTGTCATTCCCCGTCCGGGGCATTCTGACTGGAAACCTGCCGAGCAGATGGTATTGGCACAAACAGGTAACTTTACGGACCCGGAACGCCAGACTTATATACTTATTGATTCAGTCAACGGAAACAACTGTATTACATTTTTTGACAATGCCAACACTTGGGACCCGGAGCCGGCGCAGATGCCTGCGTGGTTCGGCAAAAAAAAGGGCATGACCGTTAACGGAATTGATTGCGAGAAATATTCAGCCGTGTTGCAACAGGTCTTATTGACTGGGCTTATCTTCCAGATAGATGAGATAACGGGAAACAAGGTTCGTGTACCCTTGGACAAGGGTGAATGGGTTGCAGGGAAGTACGCCTACTATGACCGGGTGTCACATAACGGGGCTTTGTGGTTGTGTGTTGATGATAACGGAACGACAACAGAACCGTCAGAAGGTAATCCGGCGTGGTTGAAACAAGTGGCGGAAGGAGCGGACGGAGCGACAGGTCCGCAAGGTGTTCCCGGAACGCCGGGAAAGGACGGTGTTACTTACTATACATGGATAAGATACGCCGACAACGCACAGGGCGGAGGTATCAGCAATAATCCTACAGGGAAAGCGTATATCGGATTCGCCTACAACAAGACGAGTGCGGTGGAGAGCAACACCCCTTCTGACTACACATGGAGTGAGATAAAGGGTGAGCAGGGTGTTCCCGGTGCACCCGGAGCTGACGGAAAAACTTATTACACATGGATAGCTTATTCGGATAACGCGGACGGTACGGGTATGTACCAGCAGCCGAACGACAACACCAAGTATATAGGCATAGCAGTCAATAAGGAGACCGTCACGGAGAGCAGCAACCCTTCCGACTACACATGGTCGCTGTTCAAAGGTAAGGACGGTGCTGACGGTTTGTCTGTAATAGGTGGCGGTCATTGGGAATCCTCCAAAACCCCGTACAAAGCCAACACAATGGTCACTCTTGCCAATTGTGTCTTTATATCCAAGGTGGAAACCTCCAATCCTCCCATCAGAATATTGCGTATCAAAGGTGGCAATTTCTTAAGAAAGAAGGACGGTGGTTATTATCTTGCCGGGAAACCTGCCGACTGGGAGGTTAACGAAGACTGGGATATGCTGCTTGACGGGCGTGAACTGAAAGGTGAGAGTATCACTTTCCTTGGTGAATTTGCCACGGCTCCTGCCAATCCGAAAAACGGTGATTCATACCGTAACACGACTGACCGTGCTACCTACATCTATCAGGACGGAAGATGGCAGCTTATGATATCGGACGGAAAAGACGGTAAGGGCTATGAGTATATATATACAAGAGGCAATATCATAGATAACACCCCTGAAAAGCCGGACAGTCAGCAGAAAGATGGTTATGTTCCGGAAGGCTGGACGGATAATTATCTTGGTACGGACGCAGACCATCAGGTTGAATGGGGTTGTACACGTTTTAAGGAAAATGGCGTATGGTCTGAGTTCAGTGATCCGGCTGTGGTGCATCGCTGGAGTAAGGACGGGGAGAATGCCATCATGGCGGACTTCGATAACGAGATGGTCAATGCAGCCCTTACTTCAGATGGAAAGGTCGTATCCTCACAGACTTGGAATACAACTGTCAGTATGTGGTATGGAACGGAAAAGCTCACCCTTGACAGCATCACCTGTACACCTGACACAAATCTTCTGTGTGCGACAGACAAGAATACGGGAGTGGTGACAATATCGGTATCTGCCGGAGCTACTCTTGCTGCGACAAACACGGTGAAGATCACAATCAGGGCTACAAAGAACGGGCAGCAGTATTCCCGTGATCTGTCATTCACTGTAGCCGGGGTCCGTGGAGGTGCGGACGGTTCAGATGCCGTGCTATACAGTATAATCGTTTCTGCCACTTCTGTAAGCAAGGACAAGAATGGGAACTACAGCGTGTCTTCCGTATCATGTTACAGGCAAAAGTCAGTGGGAGGCGTGATATCCACCACAACGGACGGTACATTGAAATACAGCATAGACGGTGGAACAGAAACTACCATAAACAACAATACAGCCATATCAAGCGGAAACTTTACGAAGACATTGAAGTTTGTTTTCTATGTGAATGACCAGATAGTGGATATTGAAACCGTTCCCATGCTTTCTGACGGTAAGGACGGTGCTGACGGTGAGAGCATCACAGCAGCCGGTCATTGGGAGTCCGCCAACACTCCGTATGCGAAAAACAGTACAGTATCGTTTGCCGGAGGATCTTACTTAAGCAAGGTTCAAACATCCAATCCGCCACTTCCGCTTCTTCGTGTGAGAGGTGGACGTTATCTAAGGAAGAAGGATGGCGGTTACATACTTTCCGGGAAGAGATCGGACAAGGCTGTCAACTCCGACTGGCAGGAAATGACTTCCGGTGTCGAACCGTCCGCTTCGTACTGGCTTGACAGCCCGGTAAGCACAATAAACTTTACCAGTACGGGCACACCGTCACCGTCAGCGTTTGTCGTTACCATGAAACAGAATGTAGGCGGTAATGTGAGCGATACGAACAGGTTCTATCTTGCTGCACGCAAATACAACGGAAGCTGGCTGGCGCATGTAGGTGCTACCCTAAGCAATCAGATATCCGTTCCAGCGACAGCCGGATACACCCAGTTTGCCGTCCGGGCTTATCAATCCGCATCGGACGCGAACGCATGGAATAATAATTTTGTCGCTGAAAAAGGGGTGGGTGTTGCAAATGATGGCGCCATAGGAGCAACTGGAGCGACAGGGGCTTCTCCAAGAGATATGGGAGTATTCCAATCTGGTACTAGCTATGTATGGAACGCCAGCTATCGTGACAAGATCATCTACAAGTTCAATGGCGTGTATTATAATTTCCTTGTGCGGAACTATGGTGCCAGTGTAACCGCCGCCCCTACATCTGTCAACGGGGATTCCAATTGGGAAGCCATGCAGAAGTTTGTTAATATCGCCACTGACACCCTGTTTGCTACAGGAGCCAATATATGCGGATTCATGTTCACATATAAAGGAATGGATGCCAACGGCATACCTTTTGGAGATATAAAATCACAGAAGTCAACCAATGGTGTGCCCAACCTGATACTGAATTCCGAATCCGGTTATATTCATGGCATTAATATGGACATAGAAGGAGGACGTATCGGTCCGTTCTCCATCGCTTCGGGGATGTTGTCCTCAAAGATCCTTTATGAAAATGAAACAAATAAATACGTCGGTTTCAATCTGTCTGCCGGACAAATTGAGTTTTATAACGAAAGGACATTTGCAAACGTAAGAATCGGGGGAAACACGTTCTTTACCACAATCGAAGGGATTAAGTATGATGCTGGAATTGACATACAGAGTCCAAATGCCATGATCGGAATGCACATCAAGACTCTGAGCATTCCTCTATTCGTGGAGGGGGGTAACATTTTCCTTCATCCGAACAATGACAGCTATGTATCCATCCGTGGCATAGTTGGCAACTGGAGGAATATCTCTGTCAAAGCTTCATTGAACAACAACGATGATAATGTGATGTTTATTAATAGAGACAATATAGAAGTGACACTTCCTCCGGATGTTCCAGGACATACCATATACTTCAAACGTATGAGCGGCGGAGTAAGATTGACAGGAGGACGGATCCTGCCTGCTCCCGGAGGAAAAGAGATGTCTTATATTGATTTGGATTTTACATCCGGCTTCATTAAGTGTATGGGTAATTATTGGGTTATGTTTTATTGCGGATAATTTAAATATAAAGTATGAGAATAAATTTTGCACAATTTCCTATTTATGATGGAATAAAAAAAGAAAAGCTTATAGCCAGTAACATCACTGAGGCCTTCGGTGACTGGATATACAAGAACGTAGCGGGCTTGAAGGCGCATCTCCTTGCGGAGAAAATCTTCAAGTCGACTGTAGATGGTGTGGAACTTGACGAAGAGGAGGTGGATATCATAAGACGTTCTACCCCTATGTTGTCCGGCTTGCTGGCCGATTCTTTGAATGATTATTTAGATAAAAAGGAGGAACAACATGAAAAAGGTATATTGTAACAACCTTCTGGCAAAGGTGCTGCTTGCGTTCAGTTCTTGCCATACGATAACAATCGGTCCGTTTGTTTTAAGCAAGCGACCGGAAGAGAAAATCACTCAGAAAGTGAGAAACCATGAGTGTACCCACGCCCGTCAATGGGTTGAGATGGCAGTTGCCATCGGTACAGTTATCTGGATCTTGCTGTTGTGTTTTGACCTTTCCGCCTGGTGGCTGGTACTGGCCGGGCTGGCATTCTATCTCTGGTATGGTGTGGAGTGGCTGGTCAGGGCGGTACGGTTGAAGGATGCCGGCAGGGCGTATAAGACGGTATCGTTTGAGAGGGAGGCATATTCCAACGAGGATGATCCGAATTATATTGAGAACAGTAATTATTTTGCATGGGTGAAGTATTTGTTTTAATTTTAAAATTTGCATTATGGACTTGAATAATATAGTTGGCTTTAAAGCTGTGGATAAAGACGGCAACGAACAAAATGTGACAGTAGATGAAATGGTGGATATGGTTTCCACAAGAATGGTTATGGCTTTGTCTGAAACTTCAACATTTGCCGCCGCTGCTGCAACAGGAAATGACGTGTATGAAAATGAACTTCCGACAGTGACGGATGCCGCAAATGTAAGAGTTTTACAAAGTAGCGGGGATGCGGCAAAAATGACGATGCAGTCGCTTGCATCAAAACTGGGAGAACTGATTGGTGTTGCTACAGCCAAGAAAGATGGACTAATGCCTATGGAACAGTTCTTCGATAGAGATGTTAATCCCATTGAAGATTACGATACATTTACATGGAATGGGATTCGGAAAACAACTAAATCAACATCTAATTCTCCATTCGAAAGTGGTGATGGGCAAAATGCTGTTATATTTATAGGGACAAATGATGTTCAAAAAATAGGGTTTCAAGCAACCTATTCGGGGCAATTGATTAAGATCAGGCTATATTGGGTCGGTAGTTGGGGTAAATGGCAAACTTTTTCGTTGACATAGGATTAAAAAACGGGTGGTCCGGTACAAGCCGGTGCCACCCGATACGACAAATTACTTATAATATGCTAATAGCCTATAATGAAGTTTTCGGCCAGCATTAGACTGAAAAGTTACACCATTTGAACCAAACTCAATAGATAAACTGGATGATTTTTCACCTGCAATAATCTTACTTCTATCAGTATAAATATTGTCTGATACTGTTAGAATGAAGCCAGAGATCGCATAGTTATCGTAAAATGCGTATATACCTTCTCGCAACTTTATGCTTACATTAATATTAGGTTTTAAATCAATTTCTCCAACTGAAGAAACCTGTAGCAGTTCTCCCAGAAGCATAAATTTATGATCACGATGTTACAATTTGTTATATAGTTACTACATCAGTCAAAGTTAATATTCTTTCCATTCTGTCCACATATTAGTTTGATCAAAAAAGAATCGAATACATAGCATTTTTGATATAGCAGTTTGTCTTACTATACCATTAAACGTTTCGACAATAAAAGTACCGTCAGTCATTCCATCCGGCCAATTAGTTTTAGGGAAATCCGGATTTGTCCATCTATTAATTGGTTGGATTGTAAGTGATTTGAAATTATTTAAATCTCCATAATTTAACTCATTGGAATTATATTTTGGTAGCGTCAGTTCTCCCAGAAGCATTTTTTGTGGTTTATTTTGTAAATACAGAAGATTTTTTTAACTTTAAAACAAAAAGTTGAGTATGTTAGAGAAGATCAGATACCGTTTGGTTTATAACCGACAAAACAGACTAAATCGACAGGGAACCGCATTAGTACAGATTGAAGCCTATCTTAACCAGCGGAAATCATATTTTAAAACAAATATCTACCTAAAGCCGGAGTGTTGGAGTAAGGATGGTGCCCAAGTTATTAACCATCCGCAATCGAATGAGCTTAACGCAATGCTATACGAGAAGATACTGGAGTTGCAGGCTATAGAACTTAGCTACTGGAAAAGAGGGCTTGAATCAAACCTTTCCACGTTAAAGGAGGCTGTAAAAAAGGGAATTAAACCAGTTGTGTCGTTTTTAAAATTTGCAATACAAGCGATAGAGAATTCTGATAGAAAACCGGGAACCAAGGATAACATGCTGGGTACGGTAGCCACTTTGAAGGAATTTCGGAACGTGATAGAGTTTACCGATATAAACTATACGTTTCTAAAGGAGTTTGACGCATTTCTGCGCAACAAAGGATTGAAGGTAAACACGGTAGGAAAACACATGAGAATACTGCGTACCTTGGTTAACGAAGCAATAAACGAAGGTTATATATTACAGGAGGCATACCCTTTCCGTAAGTTCAAGATCAAGAAAGAGAAGAAAGAACATAACTTCTTGATGCCCGCAGACTTGGAGAAACTGGAGAATCTTGAACTGCCGGACAGGAAGAACAACAGCCGGCACATACTGGACGCATTTCTTTTCTGCTGCTATTGTGGGCTGAGATTTTCTGATTTTAAACAATTGACTTATAAAAATCTCGTAACAGTTGACGGAAAGGAATGGCTAGTTATGAATAGCATCAAAACAGGCGTAAAACTCAATATTCCGCTATATCTGCTGTTTAACGGAAAGGCACTGGGCATAATGCGGAAGTACGACAGCATCGAACAACTGGCTGCATTAGGTTGCAATTCGGACACTAATCGGACATTGCAGAAATTGGGAAGGATGGCGCATATCGGCAAGAAGTTCACCTACCATACCAGCAGACACACTTGTGCTACTCTCTTGGTTCACCAAGGCGTTCCGATAACCACCGTCCAAAAACTCTTGGGGCATACATCGGTCAAGACAACAGAGATATATTCGGAAGTGTTTGATGAAACGATCATCAAGGATCTGACAAGGGCTAACCAGAAGTATTCTAAACGTAGAAATGTAAAACAAAATCAAATAAAATCTCAAAAATCCCCGGAAAAATACATCAGGCAGTAGAAATCTATAAAAGCTATCTGTTTTATACTTGTTTTTCCGATCCCATTCCATAACATTCGTTTCCTGTCAATAAAAATACAAACTCGCCAGTCTTGCTGTTCTATTAATTCTCTTCATTCATCTTGCAAGTAAAAATATTGCATTAATGGCAATTTTTTAAGAAGATTGGTTTTTGTTTCAAAATTGGCTCCTTATAACTAATTAATATAATTTTCTTTTTGTATTTCGTTTTAGAATTGATATCTTTGCTATTGTCTTCTCGAGAGAATGGGATAGAGAGTAGAGCGTGGATTGAACGGCTGCTGTGCTTTTCGCTGGCGGTCGTTCTTTTTTTTGTATTTAAATGTTAAATATTGCATAATATAAGAAAATATATTGTGATTTATTTTGCTGTTATATCACAATGTAGTATATTTGCATTGTGATAATAAACAACAGATAATAATAGAACCGGCGGCAACGGATAAGCGGCGTAAGACTATGAAGACAAAAATTCAATTTACAGATTCATACAGTGGTAGAGCAATTAATATAGTTATCAATCTCACAGACGGTGAAAAGGAATACTACTTAAGAGAAGATGACAAAAATGTCATTTATAACAAAATGTCTTCTTATCAGAGAGCAAAAATAGAATCATTCTTTGGGAAGATGAATGCATACTATACCAAAATTGAGATTTTATAAATAAAAAGTTAGGGCGACGAATTTCTTCGCTGCCCTAAATATTAAAATGTGGTTTAAACCACAATGACATTTTTAATGTCGTTTCAATCCACGCACCGAAGTGCGACTAACATCGTTGATGTTCGATACAAAGGTGCAACTTTTTGAAATAACGAGCAACAAATTATAAATATTATAAAACATATTAATTATGGCAAGAAGACGATCTATTACCCTAGATCAAGAGTCTAGGGTATTGTCCCTATATAAGGACGGGATGGCTATCAAGGAAATAATGAAGGAAACAGATATAAAGTCTGAGCAAACGATATATAGGATATTGGACAGCAATGATGTGCCAAGACGTCCCAAGGTTAGAGGTGTAAGAAAAATATTTGTCACGATAGAGGAGGATGTAGCTGCTATCTTAGATAAGGAGCAATCGGTATCATTATATGTCAATGAGGCTATAAGATACTATCACGGTAACCGGCATTAATTGCCGGTTATTTTTTTATTAAAACTATATTTAAAATCACGTTTTGAATCGTGTTGTTTAGATAAATTAAAGTCATATCATTTCGCAATACCCTAAAAATACCCATGAGAAAAAAAATCTTAAAAATATACCAATACTTTTTGTATAACACCCGATGTTTTTTTATCAAAGCTTTGATATGTCTTAAAAATATACCAATTATATATTATATTTTTTCGATACGTAATAAGACAGTGCTGCTACAGAATAAATTGCAGCGCAATCATCTGAACCATTATAGTCCAATACTCCATCCATAAACTCATTGTATTGCGGTATCTTGTCATAGTCTGAACGGAACATCATATTATTTTTGATAAAATCCAAAAAAGCAGATATCCTAGCGTCTGCTCCCATATTTTTATGTATGATTCTGACATCATATCTATCCCTTAAGCCCCGTGCTATAGGGAAATAATTTTTTTCACTTTCAAACAAGATCTCCGCAGGAGATATCCCTTCTAAAAATGACAGAAGAACATTTTCATCAAATGAACTTATATATGTCACATTATCGATATATATTCGCTCATTTACATAACATGAAACCATAATAAACTTTCCGGCATATTCGGGAAGAACATATACAAGTCTTGTTCCCTGAATATTTTTAGATATATCATAATATCTCATATCTTTATTTTCCTGCTTAATTTTACTTCGTTTCCTTTTCAAGGAGAAACGAGTATATTCATCCTTGAATACCCATACAGTAATATATCGCAGACAATCCACCAAGTGACCGTATCTCTCATAAGACTGTCCTGTAATCTTATCCTTTACTCTTTTTTTCAGCACCCCTCCATTAACGTCCTTCTTGGCATTGTTATAATCGACTATCGAGTTTTTACATCCATCATCTACCGAAAATGACATACCCGAGCCTCCATCGAGCATGTAGTTTACAAATTCACCTGACATCGGTACGGACGGGTTAGAAGCCGGTATCCTCTCCTCAACATGGTAATCGCTTTCCAGCCCTTCCACGAACTTATCAAGAAACGATCTCTTCTCTTCGTCTATAGTGTTCCCGTTTTTTGTCGAAGCATCTCCGTACAGATACAGCATATCATTATACCTTATTGATTTCAGGTAATCTACCGCCATTTTTGAAGCCTGTGTTACCGTGTTGAACGGATCACTGGCGCATATCTCGTTAAACTGCCTTATACTACTTCCATCCACCTGGAAAAATGATATTGAAATATAAGGGAGCACATTGTTATCAATTGATATATGAACCGGCATCCCTTTAATGTAGTGTGTCGTTTTTATGTGTTTGTTTGAATCAAATGCATACAGGAACTCTCCTCCTGTCTTAATGCTTCCCCATTCTCCCAATGCGTATACCCTGTAGTAATTATAATCATGATCCTTGTACCATTGGTAATTAGATATCGTCTGTCTGTCATAGTATCCATACTTCCCGTCCGGAGAACCTACTACCCAGAAGTTGTTCTTATACGAAGAATGCAGCTCTACCGTATCCGATGGATATCTTTCCATTTTTCCCGTACGCTCATTAGCTATCATTCTAGATTTATTATATCTCTTTCCTAATATCCGGCTATAATCCTTAGGTAATAAACTCCTTTTTATCGGATATCTTACTTTCCCGTACAAATCATTCGGATGCTCATCCCACTCGTATGTATCAAGGATCTTGGTTTTTATCCACGAGTCCTCTGATACTGGATTAAAGTTGCATATAATCTGTAGGCCCTCCTTTCCTCGTAGGCGGAAACGTATTTGTGTGAAATCCTCATATTCAAACTCAGTGGCCTCTTCCATCACTATCCAGCGATATCCTGTGATAGACTTTATCTTCTCGGGATCGTCCAATCCTGTAAAATCGATTTTGCAACCATTTATACAGGTTATATTATTTTCCTTTGGAGCGAAAAACTGACTCAATTGAAGAGCTTTCATTTGGGTCTTAAACTCTTCATATACCGTATTCTTAAGACTGGCTCCAACTTTTCTCACAACGAGAGCCGAACCCTCTCCGGAGAATACAGACAACAACACGGATTGTGTCGTAGATACAGATTTCCCTGATGAGGAACCACCTCTGTTTATAATATACCGGATATCCTTGTCATGCATCGCCTCACGGATATGCCAAAACAGGGGATTAAACAATTTATACGAGAACACCATCTCTATCATTGCTCGTCCCCAATTATCATGCGCACATTGGTACTGACATCACTTTTTACTGGAGCATCCCATCCAAGCATCTTGCTTATCTGTGTAATGGCGGCTATTTTGCTATATAGCCGTATCTCTACTCCATATTGAGTATTCTTAATCGATTGGATGCAACATCGGACTGGTTTTGGTATATCATCAAGAGAACGGACAATAAACGTATCTTTACTTTTTAATTGAAGATCTATAGGGTCTACATTTACCACATTTGTAAGAAAACGCAATGCATCTTCCTTCTTCATGTCAGACTTTTTTAAGATATCAGCCTGCAATTCATTTACACGGGATGCGACAGATGGATTTCTCAGCAATTCAAATGCACGCTTACTAACGACCCCATCCTTCCATCCAATACTATTAGGGTAAGCTTTCCGATATGCATCTGTAGCATTACCTGTTTCTATATAATAATGACAGAAATTTTCTCTATTTGCTACGAGTTTTTTTCCCATAAAAGTCTTTTCGTCCGAAGAACGTACCGTGCTCCTTTACACGGAAACATTATAATTCAAAGTTACAAAAAATCTGAATAAAAACAAAACTTGTCATTTAATTCATTTTCTTAAAAGTTCTTTATCATGTAAACCGTGATCACAAGCTGTCTTATAAGCTCGATCCCGTAGTTCGTTCAAATTAATATTATTCATTGTCTATTTTTTTATAATCCTTACATCCATTACGATAAAAACCACCATCATATAAATCACTGTAACCATGGTTCACTTTAAACCGAAGAGGATGGTTTAGCGCACAAAGATCACTATAGTGCTGTTTAGCTGATTCTTCAATTACTTTCTCCATCTCATCATCATCTAATACCCTTTCGTCCGGTTTAAAATTCTTGCATGTATCACAGTAACGGATAGGTTTACGTTCTCCTTTTTTCCCTGAAGGCTTTTTAAACCCTTTTAGCCAACAGCTTTCGTCTTTGATAGGGCAACATCTACAGTAATCATCAATATCGTAAAATTGACAGTAACCGTCACAGAACCATTCTCGAAACTCTGTAAGCATTTTCTCTTTTATAAGTTCTTCCTTCATTTCCTTATTCCTAATTTAATTTCTTCATCCTTGATTATTTTCCCAATCTTATCGGCTTCCTCATATCGTTCCTCCCTTATCAACTTTCTTTGCAGCTCCGAGAGCTGGTTAAGGAAAACAATATCGTTACGATCTGACACACGACGGACATATCTTTCTATATCATCCAGCTTATTCTCCATGCGTATATGCCACTTGCTTACCAAAATTAAAGTAAATGCTAGAGCACAAACATTTAATGAGGCAAGGATGAATTTAAATATTGATTCTGCTATTTCCATAATCATATAAGTTTTAATGCTTCCTGTAAACCTGCTTCAAGTGCTTCCTCGTAGCTATCCCATTCCTCTCCATCATTTGTTCCTTTATAAACAGAACTAGCCATATGAGTTCCATTGTCAGCTTTAGATATTTCGTATCCATAGCCACAAGCACAGTTGTATATACATATATGAATGTTCTTAGTTTCACGAAGCCACTTCTGGGCGATGGATTGTATTGGACAAGAATAGAATAATTTAGGTAAATCCTTACTAGTTCTAAATATGGTTTCCATCATCAAGCCTTTATCGTTAATGATATATTTGCAATACTCATTAAAGCCTTTCTCTTTCAGCAGTTTCGCTGTTTCTAATGTTACAAATTCTTCGGTCATGACTATTCTCCTTTCTTCTTTTCACATTCTTCACAATGTAATTTATAAGCATGGGCAAACATCTTTAACGTAACAGGCTCAAAGTGAAAATCTGCCTGTTTCCCTTCTATGACAACTGAAACACATAATTGGCCATCGCAAAAATCAATATATGCCTCACCACCTCCATCTCCGTTAATGGAAAGTGTTTGTGTCTGTACGCTATTCATAATTATTCTCCTTTAATCTTTTAATTAGGGCATCAGCGCAATTAAGCGAATATTTAGCGACTACATCAGAATTAACACCATAGTCGTTTGCTATAACAATTTTAATAATGTCTTTTGCCAATTCGTACCTACGTTGTTCCCAATCAATGTTTTCACTAAAAAAATTAAGTTCTGACACCTTGATATACATGTTTCCCACCAATGCAGTACCATCATCATATAAATCCTTAATCTCTACAATTTCTCCAGTTGATTTTATTCTTGCTTTCATTGTTCCTCCTTTGTTTTAAAGTGTTCAATCAGTTCGTCTACAGTAGCCTTGTGAACGGTATCTATATTAACATCAATATCATTGTAAACCCAATAGGAAGAGAACTTGATTGCAGGACACATAATCCATTTATCCCCATCGGTAAACCATTGGTACTTGTCTGTATCATCCCTTAATGCAGCGATAGCTAAGAAAAGTTCCTCATTCGCTCCGCAATCAATAAGACCATCTATTCCTTTAAGACCATTTTTACCATAATCGTCCAATGAATAAACCGAATTAATTCCAAATACACAAGTAAATAGATTATGCCAGCCTAAATATGGATTACAATAATAGCCAAGTTCTTTTAATCTATTTCTAATACTAGTAGTGTTTTTACATATAAAGCACTGTGTTGTAAATCCCATAATTATTCGTTTTTTAATAATCCTGATTTCTTCAATTTCTTTCTAAAATTCTTTTCATTTAAGGCTTGTTCATAGTAGCAATTAGGTTCTATGACCGTTTCAGCCCTAGTTATAGGAAGCCCATTCAGACCAATAGAAACATTATGTATAATAGAAGCTCTCTTTATCTCCCCTGTCTTAACGTTAAAAGAGAATAAGATATGCCCTGGATTCCTCTTAACTTTTTTAATCAATTTATATTCTGTTTGTTGTTTTTGTAGATACTCTATCTGTTCTTTAGAAAGATCATCTTTTGTTACAATAGGTACTATATCCATTTACTTTTCCTCCATTACAACTTTAACATATCCGTTTTCAATACACCAACACAGCATATCATAGGCTGCATCAATGAGTTCTTTACTCTCTGTAATCTTTATCATAGACCTAGTATAATATTCCATATACAAGCATGTATAGCTATCTGCAAGTTTTTGGATGGTTAGCACTTCTTTGCCGATGAAGCAAGGCAGCTTATCGAGAATATCCTGCAAGGTAAAAACTCCACACTCTTTTTTAAAGGAATGATCATAACTACTGCTTTCAACATAATATAGATTGAAATAGACATCGTACAAATGGTGTTTAATTGCTTTTTCAGCATCTTCCCATAATAACGTGCAACCATCATCATCGGTGGCAATTAATACCATACTTGCATCACTTGTATTTACTCCAAGATCCTTCAAATGTTTCATTTGCTCGAATGACAATACCTGTTTCATTTCTTTTCCTCCTTCGTTTTAATCTCCGTTACTTTCCCACGACTGACAAAGCACTGACCTATTCCCAAATCGAGTAAGGCACAATAGTTATCGTCTAAAAGATTAGAGCATTCCTGGCATAAGGAACATTCATTACAAAATCCTTCTGATGATTCATGCAGCACCCCGTCTATTATTATTCCGTTCTTTACTTCCATACCGTTCATTCATTAGAAGTTACACCCAAACACAATACTTTGTCAGAAACGCCTATATCGTCAAACTCCAAAGTTAAATACTCTGTATCGTAAGGATAAGGGTATCTGCAATTTTTCAATTCTTCATCCGTTAATTTGCGTCTGACACGCATCTCTATTTCGTAATCATCGGAAAGATTCTCAATTATTTTTCTAAGTTGTCCTACGTTCTTTATTTCCATGGTTATTTCCCTTTCAAAATTTCAAGTAATTCTTTCGCTCTTTTATATGTATCAAAGCCTTTTATGTTTCTCCATTTATCAGAAAATAAGCCATCTTCTCGTACCTGAACCCAATATACTGTTATAGGGATACAACCGTTATATCCCTGACCTTGTATAATCCTATATCGTTCCATAACTTATAGCGTTAAAGTTATACTCACTTTTATGTGCTCTGCGGGTTCGACTGTTAGTTTCGACTCTGCATATTGCCGTACCGGATATATAACATTAACATTCATGCCTGTCTCGGCTTCAAGTTTTTCCAAAATATGAGCTATCTCCATTTCGGCTTTCGCTTTCTTGTTTTTTGCTTCTTCTATATCCATGATTATTTTCCTTTCAATTCATTAATTAGCACATCGGCGCAAGCAATAGCAAATTGAGCAACAGCTTTAGGTACTGTATGTTTCTCGTTTTCTTTATATGTTGCTCCGGAACAGGCATAACCAACTTCTTCTTCATTGCTTAGTATTCCTTGCATGGCAGCTTTCGCCAGTTCGTAACGCCTCTGTTCCCAATCAATATTATCAGACCTTTCTTGAAGTATTTCAACCTCATCAAAACTTAATTCAATAGGGCTCCCGTAACTATCACACTTATCAAGTGTGGCACGTGCGTAATCAGAAATATTGATAATTTCTCCAGTCTCTTTTATTCTCGCTTTCATTATTTACCCTCCTTTTCAACATATCCGTTTTCAATACACCAGCACAGCATCTCGTAGGCTGCGTCAATGAGTTCTTTACTTTCTGTAATATTTGTCATTGACCCAGAATAAGGTTCCATATATAAGCATGTATAGCTATCTGCAAGTTTTTGGATGGTCAGCACTTTATTGCCGATGAAGCAAGGCAGATTGTGAATAATATCTTGCAAAGTGTAAGTTTCATGATAATAGTCGTAATTCGTATCGGCATCCGGAGAGGTTACAACCATGTTGTCTGAATCTGATTCATTCCACTCAAAACACATGCTTCCATCGCTTGTATCCAGCCCAAGCTCCTGCAAATGTTTCATCTGTTCGACTGATAATACTTGTTTTGATTTCATAATCATTGCTTTTTATTAGGTATTAAATCATCCAAATA